ATGCCAAAACAAGTAATTTCGCTTACTGACAGCAAAATAAAAGCATTCCTTCGTGACATAAAATCTAACAATACCAATGGCTTAAAAACAGACGTTCGATTGTCAGATGGTGCAGGATTGAATCTTCTAATTCGCAAAAACGGCTCAATCATGTGGCGTTTCGATTACACGCGACCAGTCACAAAAAAAAGAAATACAATGTCGATAGGTGCTTATCCGCAAATTTCATTAGCTAAAGCACGTGAGTATCGTGATCAATTTCGTGCGTTATTGGCTGAAGGTAAAGACCCACAAGCTGAAAAACAGGGTGTAGAAGAAAAAGAACGATTAAAACAACAAGCAACATTTAAGTCAGTTTCAGAACTATATAAAAGCAAACAGCGCCTTGCTGCTGCAACAGTTATTAGAAATGATCGTATTTTTGATAAACTTTATCGTGATCTTGGGAATATGCCTATTTCTGAAATAAAACCAAGAGATTTAGCAAAAGTTATCGAAAAAGATGAAAATAAAGGCTTTATTGAATCAGCTATGCGTATTCGCTCTAAAGCATCTCAAGTTTTTCGTTTTGCTGTAAAAATAGGTTTGTGTGATAGAGATATAGCTCAGGATTTATCAGGAACAATTACTCAACGTGAAAAAAGCCACTATTCCGCATTAACAGATCCATTTGATTTTGCACGACTGCTTTTTGATATAGATAGCTATGAATCACAACTTGTACACGTAAAGTTTGCGTTACAACTTGCGCCGTTGGTATTTGTTCGTATCGGTGAGCTTCGTAATGCTAAATGGTCTGATGTGGATTTTGACAATGCAATCTGGTCATATACGCCTTCAAAAACATCTTCAAAAACAGGATTAGATCATATTGTTCCGTTATCAACTCAAGCATTAGCAGTTTTGAAAGAAGCATATAATTTCACAAATAATTCAGAATATGTTTTTCCTTCTCGATCAGACAAGAATCGCCCTATTTCAGATATGTCTATAAATATGGCACTGAGGCGGATGGGTTATTCAAAAGAAGATATGACAGGGCATGGCTTTAGAGCGATAGCACGTACATTGCTTGATGAAGTTTTAGAGTTTCCGCTTGATATTATTGAGCAGCAATTAGCACATCAAGTACGCGATATGCATGGTAGAGCATACAACCGAACAAAGCATTTAGACAAAAGAACAAAGATGATGCAAAGATGGTCTGATTATTGTGATGAACTTAAAGCTCAATACGCATCTTCTAAGAATATTAATTTTGTAGAGAAAAGGCCCTCATGATGCAAGGGCTTGTTTCTTATTAAAGTATGCATAGATGGTGGATTTCCACCAATGCTTATAACCGCTTTCACTAACCCAATCAGGTTCAGGGAATTGCTTTGTTTCAATCATGTTTGCAATAGTCACTCTTGTTAATCCAACCATTTTTGCAACATCACTGGTTTTTAGTAAGCGATCCTCTTCCCCATGTAAGGCTTCTTTGGTCATGGGTTGGCTCCTTGAAAAATAATTGCGATGGTTTCATGTGGGGAAAAAGCATTGTTAGATGGATGTTTTGACATTTCAACCTCATTCACAATTTACTCAGCATTTCATACTTTTCATAAGCAGCTTGCACAGAATTAAGTTCATACAAGCCATTATTCATTTCAAAAATTTCATACACTGTGTAAGCCGCATTAAGTGTGGCAAATAGTTCAGTAGTTTGGAAAAACTGTTCAAAAGATTCATGCATCATGACACCTCTTTTAAACTTTCAATCAATGTAGAGTTTTTGCCCGCACCGCAATCCAAACAGTGCGTGTACATACCTTGTTCGCCAGATTCTTCATCTGGCTCAAAGTTGGTAGGGTATTCAGATGTATCTAAAAACACTGTGTTCACTATGATTCCATTACGCTTGTAGTGAACGTGTGGGGCTAAACCGTAATACGGAAAAACGCTATCATCATCGCCGTTCCAGCAATGGTCGCAGTATTTAGAGATCATTTTTGATGATCTCCTTGTTCTACTTCACCAAAAATAGCAGGAACATTCTCAACTTTGCCAAGACCAATTGAATAACCAAGGTAAGTCCTCATTTTTTCAATCTTATTAATTTTTGCTGTATAGTTTTCTTTGAACCGAAACTGTGACCATGTGTTTAATTCATCGACTACTGCTAATAAGTCATTCAGTTCGAGGTGAATGCGCTCTTTGTTATTTAGCTCCATGTCGGGGTGCTTTTCTGTCATGCCAAATTGTGCAGTTTTCAAAGCGATTTGAGCAATTTCGGATGCTTCTTCAGCTAATTTCAATAATAGAAATTGTTCATGTGTCATTTTATTCATGGCCCAGCTCCATAAAAAAAGCATCAATCTCATCAAGAGATTGAGCATCTATAAAACGATCACCATCAATGCATTGGACACAATCAGCGGTAGCAATCATGTAGGCTTTAGCTGAATCGGCATTGTTAAATTTTTTAAGTGGTTTCTTGAACCATTCTTGCGTATAGAACATTTTATCCTGATGTTCTTGCGGAGAGCCAAGCCAAAGTGCAGGGCGGATCCAGTGACCTGCTTGAAAGAAGTTATCCTTATTGCCGAGTGAATAATTGATATCTTTACGCATGCGCGCAACCGCGGCAAAAGCAATATCACCTGATTCAGCAGGCAATTGTTCAGGTTCGCTATCTGGCTCTCCAACAATTTCAACACAATACAGAACTTTGTCACTGCCAGTAATCAAAGGCATAATCAGAGCTTTGGCTTCCGCATAATCTGTACGGAAAAAGTTAATTATTGCGGCATCCGTTTGACCCAATGGTGTAACTTTATGGTATGCAATCTCACCCAAAGCATGTGTAATTTCAACCATGGTCTGCAAGTATTGAGGATTGAATACGGGCATATCATTGTTAATAAAACTGCATTCATGGAATTCAGGAATTGCCTTTTTCCAGTTCATGTAGGCATATTTAAAGTAATTTTTAAAACCTTCATAGGCGCAATATGCATTCGGGATTTCTAAGTGACCTAAATTAAGATCGGTATCAAATACAAGTTTGCAATTGCGATACGTTGAAAAGCTTTCAATTTTTTCCAGAAATGATTCAACATGCGGTTTAGGAATTTGAATTTTGATTTCTGGATCCACATCATCCAGTTGTGAAAAAAACATAATATGCCCATTTGTTGCCACAATATGACCATTATCAATGGCTATGTTTTCAAGCATTGGTCGCCAGTCATCATTTTTAGCAGCACATAACGAAGCTGCTTTTAGTAATGCGATTGGTAAAATAATTTCGTGTTGCATAGAATTTCCTCTGTGATTTATTGAATACCCCATCGGCACGGCGGGGCGACCGCATATCTCCAATTGCCTAGTGATTGTTGTTCATAGCTACTCGCTCAAATGTGTAGCCGCACATAGGAAGCATAAGGAGTTGCTTTTTCGCTAATTCTCGATCACCTACCGAGCTACATGCTGACCCACCACGCTTACAGCAAAGCAAACATCCTTGTTGGTGCACGTTGAAACTGGTTTATCCAGCCACAGCTAAATAACAAAAATGAATAGCGATCCACACCACCAGAGCTAAAGCCAAAAACAATGAAAATTCTTTAGCATTCACCCAAACGTACTGCCAACGAGCAGGGCGTTGCTCTTGAGCAGTGGGGTGTTGATATAGGATTGGAGTTGTTTGACTCTCTATAATTTTTTGTTTCATAATATCCTCGTAAGTTTGCAAGTGCTTATGTGAAGCCCCTACGCCGTCCAAAGTGAAGGGGCTTTTTTATAGGTTAGGCGGTAAATGTACCGATACGAACAGGATTTTCAGGAAGCAACTCAAGGACTGCACCCTTAAACTCTTTGACGATTTCGTCCAAAATTAATTCTTCTTTGACGATTTGAAGTGCAAACACAGGCTTGTCATCGCTCGTATTGATTAAAATACGCAATACAATTAGGCGAGAATCAAGACCGACATAAGCTGGATCGTGAATTTTAAAATAGGCTGGTGTTGCAGCATCATTGGATCGTGCTTCAACCTGTTCTAAGCGTGAACGGCTTTCTGATAAATTACTTACTGCGGCATCAACTTTCACAGATGCGCCAATTTGCATATTACGTACAGCAGCTAAAGCTTGAGCACCACCAATCACATTGCCATCGGCATCAGTAATTTCTAAAACACTCACCCAATCTTCAAGAAAAACAGCAAAATCACGCTGAGATAATTTCTTGTCTTTAAGATTTTGTAATTTTGTCCAGACAACAGTTGGCTCAAGTTTTAGAACGGCTTTATGATCACAATGACCTTGGTCGTATCCTATTTCTTCATAATTAAGGATAGCAACAGCACACATGTTTTTATGATCAACAAATACTGGGGCTTTTTCACCTGTTGTGGTTTCGCCCAAAACATAAGTTTTAAAATCTTCAAATGATGGTGTGTTTAGAAGACCACGAGCACGATTACGCCCGTTTTGATATTTTTCCAGATCTTGGACAGTGTATTTTTCATGAATTGCTGCCAAATCACCACGAGCAAGTTCAATACTCGGTTTCGCTAGTTCAGCAATTGCATTTGCTTCAGTTTTTTCCATTTGTAGTCACTCTACTGGTTGTAAAAAGGATGAATTAAAGGGGGATCGCCGTTAAACACGATCATGTTCTTTGAATAATTGGCTTGTATGGTTGGCAAAAATGGTGACACTGCCATCTATATTTAGATACATCGGGGTTTCAGAGGTTGTATCTTCTGAACGCTTTCCTTTTGCAGTAGGTTCAACATATGCAAGCGTGTGAGAAATATTGACCTGGTTAGATTCACCAATACGGGAAATATCTAAAGTCACTTGAACTTTCCCTTTTTTGCCATTGGCAACTACGCCTTGTGCAACTTCGGAAATTGCAATGCCAAGTTGTTGGGAAAAGTTACCGCCTGAGAGGTCGGCTACAAATTGTGGTGCATCGGTTTGTTTGATCGACATGTTCTTTACCTCACTCGTGTTGTTAGCCTCGCTTAATTGTTATGGCGAGGATTTGTTGTCTGTGAGGTAAATTTATCAAAAGATAATTTATCAAGCAATAGCATTTGATAAATAAATTTATCTATTTTTCTAAATATTGATAATTTAATGATATTTTTATAATAAAAAAACCTGATAAAATTATCAGGCTCTCAATGTACATTTATGTAAATATTTTATAGCTCACCACACCGCCATTTGATAAGCCCCTTGATTCTTATGTTCTGAAGATCATCAATTGACATAATTTCATCTGGATATGTTGTTTTATCAGGATTATCACTAACTATTCTTAAACCACCATTCGATAACTTGAATAGGCGTTTAATGCGTAATTCATTATTTGCAACGAATGCATAAATCTTATCACTTACAACATGTTCAATACTATTTACTCTTAAATCAGCCAAAACAGCATCACTATGATTAATTTTTGGCTCCATACTTCTACCATCACCACAAATAATGCCGGTTTCTTCATGATTAAACGATAGGCCATGTTTTCTAAGAAAACTACTCTTGAATACTAAACCACCTTTTATTAGGTCTTCTTCATTCGTATAGCCGTGTCCACAAGCTGCCTTTACGTCATACATTGGAATAATGACATATTCGGAATCATCTAGTTGTGTTGGACGAAGAACACCATTTTCAATTTTACTTTTTCCAAAAGGGCTGTTCTCGTCAAGGGAATCTAAGAAGTTAACATCAAGGTTAAGATTTTTTTCTATTTGTCTTGCCTTCATCTCACTCACGCCTCTAGCCCCTTTTTGGTCAGGCTCCATAAGCATCTGAGAAAGATATGTTTTATCAATTCCAACAGCAGCAGCTATATCCTCTTGACGATCATAAATCTTATCAGAGGTAAGTTGATCAATTAGCTTACGAAGATTTTTACGCCGTATTTCTTTCAAGTTCATGTTTAAAACATTCATAAGACAACCATTTATCAAATGATAACAACCGTAGCTAAATTAAGCTAATTATCCTATTGCATTTAAATTTATCAAAAGATAAACTAAATTGATAAATTAATTATCAATAGGATTAGCAATGGCTGCTCAAAAGCAATCACTTTCTAGCTACCTTAATTCTCTACACACAAAAGATGCAAAAGAGAATTTTGCTAAGAAATGCAAAACAAGCCTTGGTTACTTGAGATTAGTAACGTCTGGTGTTCGTCAATGCAGCGCAACTCTTGCAATTGCGATTGATCGCGAAAGTAAAGGACAAGTGACTTGCGAAGAATTATGTCCTGAAGCTGATTTTGCATATTTGCGTAATTCCAATAATGAAGTTGCTTAACCCATTCTCACAAAACGCCGTCATTCGGTAAACGTGAATAAATTCAAGGATTCACATGGATATTTCAAAAGATACAAAAAACGCGCTGCATAAAATGATCCACCATTCCGATGGCATAACGCCAAAGGATGTGGCAGATGTTTTAGGCGTTTCTCATAAAACTGTACTGAATTATGCAAATCCAAATATGGACCAGCATTTACCAAGTCTTAAAGCTTTTGAGGCGTCATTAATCTACACGCAAAACCCTGCGGTTTTAAAGGTGTGGGCGCATAAAGTTGGTTTGATGTTAGTCCCAGTAAACAATGCAGATGAAAAAGGACATCAGTTAAGTGTTCTTGAATCATTGCTTGGAATTAATGTGGGCAGTGGTGCTGCCAGTAAACAGGTTCTAATCGCATTGGAAGATGGGGTGGTAACGCCGTCTGAGTTAGAAGAAACAGATCAAATCCTTGAAGAACTCGAACTAAATGTCCGTGCATTGCGGGCAGCCATGAAAACGGAATGTTTTAAATATTTATCAGCCCTACAAACAGAAAAAACCTGATCGGCGAAATCAGGTTTTTAAGTTGATAACCAAAAAGGAAATCAAATGAACATGTTGGCTAAATTTAATCACGAACAACAGGTCATGTCTAGTAAAGATTTACTGGAACTGATCAATCAGGTTCGTCAAGGCATGGGTGAGCCGTTACTTCGCCTAAACAGTTTTAACGCAAAAATCGAAGATGAGCTTGATGGCGAGAACTACACAAAAAATGTAGTTCAAAATTTCAACAATACCGAGTCAATTGTTTTTGATCTGACACTAGAACAATGCATGTTGATCGGGATGCGTGAATCAAAATCCGTTCGCCGTCATGTCTTGCAAAAACTTAAAGAAATGGAAGTGCAGCAATCGCGTGAGCTTAGTCGCTTAGAAATTTTGCAACTGGCACTTGATTCAGAACAAAAAGCGATTGCCTTACAACAGCAAGTTGCAGTGTTAGAACCTAAGGCGCATGCATTAGATGTCATTGCTGACACAACTAACACTTACAGCATCCGTGAGTGTGCCAAGACGATTGGCATCCAAGAAACCAAGCTGATTGATTTCATGATCAAAAAACAGTGGGTGTATCGAGAGAACAGCAGGCACCGCCGTTTGTGCGCTTATGCTCATCGAGTAGAACAAAAAGTCATGGTTAATAAGGTTTCAAAAGTGGTTGCTTGTGATGATGGCGACAAGGTGTTTACTCAAGCAAGAATCACGGCATTTGGTTTGACTCGCTTAACTGCGGCTATTGAAAAGGCGGGGTTGAAATGAGTGTAGATGCAACTATCTGGGCGTGGAAAGCTCAAGTTCAATCTTCAGCACAGCGTGTTGTTCTATTGAGCATGGCAGATCGTGCAGGCGAGAACCATACATGTTATCCATCAGTTGCACGTTTGGCGCAAGATTGCTGCTTAGATCGTAAAACAGTAATGCGTGCGATAGATCAATTAGAGCAACTTGGCTTAGTACGTGATACAGGTTCTATTCGCGGAAATGGCGTAAAAGTTTATCAACTTGTTGGCGTTTTAGGTCGTGAAGATGTTCCACGGACAGAAAAAACAACCAGTACCAAAAACGGTACAAGTACCAAAATCGACACTAGTACCAAAAGTGGTACAGCGACCAGTACCAAAAACGGTACAAGTACCAGTACCAAAAACGGTACACAGAACCTATCAATAGAACCTATCAGGGAACCTAACAATAATATTAAGCGTGCAAATAAAACGAAATCAGAGAAATTTGATTTTAAAAACGCACTCATTGAAAACGGCGTTTCTGAAAAACTCGCTACTGAGTTCATGCAAGTTCGCAAGGCCAAAGGCGGTGTAAACACTGAACGTGCATTTTCAATTCTTTCAAAACAAATCGAGAAAGCGAATCTCAATTTCGTACAAGCGATTGAGTTTTGTTTGAACCGTCAAAAGCCTTGGGCAGCGTTTGAAGCGCAGTGGTATTTCAACGAGCAAAACCGCACTTCACAACCACAGCAAACAAATCAGCCGTACCAGCGCCGTTTTGGTAATTCACAGCAACAAACGCCTGTTATGCGTGACGTAGTAGGAGAGCATGCATGAGCAATATTCAAGTTTTCCAAGATGCATTTGCCGTGGATTTTCCTGTACAGATTGCAGAGCAAGTTCTTGAACGTATGGAAGACCTACACGGAACAGATTTTCAAAAAAATTTTTCTCATCTTAGCAACGAACGCCTCATCGAATTGACTTGTATCGCACTAAACGGTCTTACACCAGTTGAATTGCGCCGTGGTTTGGATCGTTTAAACACTGAAAAATGGTGTCCTAAGCTTCCTGAGTTTCGCTCTTGGTGTGTTCAGGCGGGTGATTGGTGGACAGCAGATCAAGCATGGGCAAAGGCTCTAAATTTTATCAATGACAACTCTTTGCCGATGACAACACTTGCTAAGGCTGCTTTTGATGAAGTGAAGCATATTCTCGACAATGAGGGCCAAAAGGCTGCGCATTACGCATTTAAAGACATTTATCAAGATTATTTAGTGCGAGCGCAAAAGAAAGGAAAAACACAAGAAATGTGGGTGCGTCCTCAAAAACCTAAAGAGCTTAAACAAAATCGTAACGCAGTTCCATGTCCAGAACATTTGCTTCAGAAAATTAAAGGCGTGAATAAGTATTTCGGTCAAGGTGGTGAAGCATGATTCCAACAGGTTCAACCCATATCGAAAATGACGGCACATATTGGAAGTGTGAAAACGGATGTTGGTATTACTGGGATGAAACTTTTGAGTGGTGTTTTTATGTGGGACCAGTCAATCAAATGTTTTATGGCAATAAAAGAGAAATAGGGGTCAGCCAATGAACGCACATGAATTTGTAGCAGATTTCGGGATTGAAGCAGTAAAACACGCAATCGAAGAAGCCAATGCCTATGGTGGCGATTGGATCGATACCAAAACATTAGAGATTAAAAAGCATATTCCATCTAGTGACTCGGTATTTATTGGCGAACTCAAACAGGTGGTAGAGTCGGTGGGGCTGGTCCATGCATTTGATCGTGGTTTAGTAGAGGCAAAAGAAATACTTAATCAGATAAATGAATCTGGCAACAGATACGCAAGATTGTTTGAAAAGCCAGCTTTAGAAAAAGCCATCGCAGACTACGAACTTGTTGAGTCTTACAAGGAGAATCAGCATGTTTAAGGCTGGGGATAAAGTTATTTTAGATAACGGTGATAAAAACATATATCAGATCAATCACTACTCTCACATTGGCAATGGTTATGTAATGAAATGCGGAAAGAGAGCAGCATATAGTCTGGTTCATAGAAAAGCCACACCCGAAGAAATAGCAGCAGGTCGCCGTATCGATAAATGCGAAGTCTTAGACATGGCGGATGTGAGTGGGAATTGTGAGGTGCGCAATGGATAAGTTTGAAGAGTGGTTTCAATCTCAAGATTTTTACACAAATTTGCGCTTCATTCACGGTGATGCACTTTTTCTCAAAGATGGGGATGTGTATCGGGTTTTGGTGGTGCGTATTTCGAGTGAGGCGTGGCAAGAACAGCAAAAACAAATAGAAGGTAGGGATTTCACTATTGCAGCAATGTCGCGATCTTTGGTTTTAGCTAATGCGGAAGTTGTTGAGTTGCAGGCGCAGGTTGAAGTATTAAAAAAAGTTGAGTTTAAGTGGGTTGGAGATGATCAATATCGGGAAACAAGAAAAACCGCAGAAGACTGCATTGAAAGCGGTGCAAGGCTGACTAAGCATAGGATTGATCTATGAGTATACACCATTACGCTTTGATATTTAATTTGGCTTTGTTTGTCATATTCTGGATTGGATTCAAATTCTTGTGGTGGGAGTCGTTAGTTTTGGCGATAGCAGCTTCATACGTTGTTATTTTTGTAATTAGCATATTGCAAGGGTGGTTAGGATGAAAGTATTGGTCGATCAAAAAAATGATTCTGTTGTTTCAAATAATAAAAGCAAATCCATGAAACAGCCCAAATGGGGCACATATCGTCATAGCTTTGATAAAAAATCAGATGGCAAGAAGAAGGTTAACAAGGATCCATCACCAAAGCTTCCATGGTATTTAGTTAAAGGTAAAACGCATGAATGCATGGGTACAGAAATACTTAATTGCAGTATCCAAATCATACCGCCGTCAATAAATAATTATTGGCTTGACTCAGGTAAAGCTTGCAAACGCCTCAGTAAGCGTGCCAATCATTTTGTTGAAGTGGTAAAGCGATTTGTACAGCCGCTTGAGCATAAAGGCGATGTACGTGTAGAGATTAATTATCACATGCCAGACAACAAGGTGCGCGATATCGACAACATTTTAAAGCCATGTCTTGATGCCTTGGTGAAATGCGGACTGATTATTGATGATAGTCAGGTTAAAAGCCTAACAGTCAATGCTCGTCCAATTGTCAAAGGTGGATTGCTTGATATTTGTGTGATGAAGATTTGAGGATGGGCAGTATGAACATAGCAGCGGTAGATAAATTTAAAGGGTTTGAGTGGCTAATGCAGGGTATTACTGCAAAATCTATTAACTATGAGCCAAGTGTTCATGGTACTGGAGAAAAGCCATTAACGTATGAAGATCGTTTAGGTGCAATTGCTTCAATGGATACGCAATTAGCAAAATCAATTACGGCGTTGATTATATTTAATGGTAAATCTGAAAGTGATTATGAGTTTGTGCGCAATCATTTGGCAAAAATTATGATGAAAGAGGCTGAAATTGATAAGCGCCGTGAACCTGAACATATTGCTATGTATCAATTATCTTGGTTAATTGCGCGTATGGTACTGGACTTTGCATTAGATCCTAATGAAGAAGACAACTACACTGCCAAAGGTCGGCTGGCGTACGCTGGTATTAAGTCATATCAAATGGATGTAGATAAATATCGTATGACGTGGAAACGATATGAAAAACTAATGGTATTAGCAATTGAATCTGCAATTGATGAAGCATCTAATGCTGTTCAATTGTATAAAAAAAATACTTATAAAGAAATGATAGCTTAAGATTTCATTATTTCGAAAACTAAGGTATAGTTTTTATATACTGGTCGTATTACGGTTTATCCGAGACCAAAGGAATAAGCTCACAGAAATGTGGGCTTTTTTGTTGTCTGAAAAAGACAACCATTTTATCCAATGTGATTTAGCCACACATTGAGTTAGCCTCAGAGCCATAAATTGTTGGTGGCACCACGACCAAGGAAATTGAAAGACACAGAGCAAATCAATAGCTAACTTTGAGATGTTTGTCGTGTTGAGTAGCGGTAGGTCAGTTGCCGAGCTGATCATATCGTAATCTAAGGCAAGGATGTGGCGGATCACCACATCCTTTTTTATACCATTTTTAATCTAGCCGAACGTATTACGGCACAAAGAACCGCATTTTGTAGAGATACAGATGCGGTTTTTCTTTTTGGGTTTAAATTATGTCTAGACCGTGCAGATGCTTTGGTTGCCCAGGTGTTGTGAAGTCACAAGAACAACGTGGCTACTGCGACAAACATGCAGACCAGCGAAGTAACTGGAGCAAGCGTCCACAGCGTACAGGATCAACTACAGAGCGTGGCTATGGTCATGCGTGGCGTAAGTTGCGTGAAAGAGTATTACAGCGTGATGATTACTTATGTCTTCAATGCAGAGCTAAAGGTTTGATTATTGAAGCTACCGACGTGGATCACATCATTCCAAAACATGATGGCGGCACTGATGACATGAGCAACTTACAAAGCTTGTGCTCGCCGTGTCATAAAGAGAAGACAGCTAAAGAGGATAGTAAAAGTGGAAAACCAACACCGCAAGATCAAAGGATATAGAGAATTAAGTCAAGAAGAGATTGACCTGATGAATCGTATAAAAGAAAAGGGTGCAGAGTTACTTGCTTTACATGCAGAGCTTGCTGGTCGTCTTTATACCGATACAGAGGTTAAGTTGGCAAGTGCACGTGAATCTATTAAAGGGCATGAATACGAGGGTCGTCCTTATAGCGTCTATAACGGCAATACAGATGAATGTCATGAGTATCGACGCTTTGAGTCTGCAGAACCATTACGTTGGGCAGCCATAGGCAAAACAGATATTCAAACAGGAATTATGGCCTTAGTCCGCGCCGTTGCACAGCCTACAGGTTGCTAAGAATGGGGAGGGGTGGGGTCAAACTTCACAGCTTTGGCTAAATGACCGCCCCCTTAGGCACATTTTTACGGACGCGAAATTAAAAATTTAACGGGTTGACAAAATGGGCGGAATAGCATCTATACCTGGTCGTGGTCGCAAGGCAAAACCACAAGAGGCAAAAAAGGCAAATGGCAATCCTGGTAAGCGTCCGCTCAATAATCATGTTCCTGAATTTTCTCAAGTCGTAAATATTGACGTACCTGATTACATGAAACACTTAGAGTTTGCTTCTGTGATCTGGACATCCATTGTTCCTGAGCTTTTAAAAAATAAAATTTTATGCATAACAGATATGCATAACCTTGAAGCGTTTTGCATTGCTTATGAAAACTGGCGCAAAGCACAGCGAGAAGTGGCCGCTCATGGAATTGTGGTTGAAGGTGCTCAAGGTGGGCCAATTAAAAACCCAGCGCTTACTGCTATGAATGAATCTTCAAGACAAATGGCAACTTTTGGCGCATTACTCGGTTTAGATCCTTCTTCAAGACAAAGATTGACAGGCGGAGGGGGGAAGAAAAAAAGCAATTCATTTGCAGGAGTGTTGGATATGTGAGGATTTAGATGGCGACCAATTACCCAAATGTTGACGCTGCCAACAAGTGGGCGCGGTCTGTTTTCTCAAATAAGGTCCCTGCATGCAAATGGGTGCGTTTAGCCTGCCAAAGACATCTTGATGACTTAAAAAATTCAAAAAAAAGAGATTATCCGTACAGGTTTGAACCTAAATTAGCTGAAAAAAAAATACTTTTTATTGAGTTATTGCCACATACAAAGGGTGAGTGGGCTTTAAAACGCCTCAAAATTAAACTAGAAGATTGGCAAAAATTTGGAATTGCGGTCACTTTTGGTTGGGTTCGTAAAAAAGATGGCTACCGTCGATTTCGTGAAAGCTATTGGGAAGTGCCTCGTAAAAATGGTAAGTCAGCAATTGCAGCTGGTGTTGCACTTAATATGTTTGCCAATGATGGTGAGTTCGGTTCGGAAGTTTATTCTGGTGCAACAACTGAAAAACAAGCATGGGAAGTATTTAAGCCAGCGCGATTAATGGTAACTCGTTCACCTGAACTAGTTGAATATGCTGGTATACAAATTAATGCGGGTAGTTTAGAAAAGCCTGAAGATGGTTCTTTGTTTGAGCCGCTAATTGGTGATCCGCCAGATGGACAATCGCCACATTGTGCCATTGTTGATGAATACCATGAGCATCCAGATAGTCGGCTGTATGACACGATGCAAACAGGGATGGGGGCACGACGTCAACCGATGATGTTTACCATTACCACAGCTGGATTCAATATTGAAGGGCCATGCTATACGTTGCGTTCTCGCGTGCAGGATATGTTGCTAGGAAATATTCCTGACGATGAATTATTTGGCTGGATATGGACCATCGATGATGATGATGATTGGACCGATCCAAAGGTATTGCAAAAAGCCAACCCCAATTTTGATGTGTCAGTTTACGGTGATCATCTCGAATCGCAGCAAAGAAAGGCGATTCTTAACGCTTCACGGCAAAATTCATTTAAGACGAAGCATTTAAACGTTTGGGTAACCGCACGGTCTGCATTTTTTAATATGGAAGAATGGCGAAAATGTGCCAATCCTGAATTAAAGATTGAAGATTTTGAGCGTATTCCATGTCTAATGCCACTCGATTTAGCATCAAAAATTGATATAGCAGGGAGAATTAACCTGTTTTATCGATATGAAGATGATGGGCGTTTGCACTATTACTGCATTAGTCCTCAGTTTTACTTGCCTGAAGATACAGTTTTAAACGGACAAGAAAAACAAGTTGTTGAGCGTTATCAAAAATGGCAGAACATGGGGCTTCTTGAAGTGCATGATGGTGCTGAAAATGATTTTAGTTTAATTGCCAGTGACTTGATTGCAGATGCTAAGCGTGTTCCATTGTCTGAAGTTCCATACGATGAATGGGGTGGTTTTCAGGTTGCTAAAGACATTGAAAACGAAGGCTATGAAACGGTAAAAATCCCTAAAAATGTCAAAACATTCTCACCTGCGATGCGCGAACTTGAAGCAGCGATAAAGTCTGGACGTTTTCACCATGATGGCAATCCTATTTTATCGTGGATGATGGGGAATGTCGTATCAAAAGAAGATGCTAACGGTAATGTTTTTCCAAGAAAAGAATCCAATGCAAAAAAAATCGATGGTGCTGTTGCACTGCTGATGGGGATTAGCCGTGCCATGGTTCTGGCAGGCGAGCCGAGTGTTGATGATTTCTACAATGATCCAATTATGGTGGGTGTATGAATAACAAGCCAAGCTGGATAGCTCGTGCTGCCTTAAAGTTTCTCGGGCTTGATGGACAGTTAAGCTTACAGCCAAATGTAATAAATAGTCTGGGCGCTACGGCCAGTGGGAAGTTTGTCACTGTTGATTCTGCATTACAATTAAGTGCTGTATTTGCTTGTGTACGTCTAGTTTCTGAAACTGTTTCAACGTTGCCGATTAAGCTTTATAGAACCAAAGCCGATGGTAGTAGTGAGCTGGCAAAACAGCATCCACTTTATAATGTACTTTGTAAATCACCCAACTATGAAATGACAACTAGTCGTTTTTGGTTGATGGCGGTGGCAAGTATCCTGCTTTGGGGCAATGCTTACGTTGAAATTATTCGAGGGCCGAATAAACGTGTGATTTCGATAGATCCACTTTTACCTCAAAATATGGTTGTTCAGCGCAATAAAACTACCAAGGCTTTGGAGTATTTTTATACTGAAGATGGTGTACGTCGTCAGATCAATGAAAAAGACATGATGCATATTCGGGCTTTTGGTATTGATGGCGTGATGGGTGTATTTACGATCAATAAGGGTCGTGAAACCTTTGGTACTGCCATGTCAGCAGAACAAGCCGCAGGTAAGTTTTTTGAAAATGGCCTGCAAACGTCTGGGTTTTTGTCTACAGAGCAAAAACTTTCTGATTCACAGCGCAAACAAATTCATAGTCATTTAGCCAAATTTGTTGGAAGCACCAATGCGGGAAAAATGATGGTGCTTGAACATGGTATGGAATATAACGGCATTACCATGAACCCAGAAGCAGCTCAAATGCTTGAAACAAGAAGCTTTGAGATTGAGGAAATCTGCCGTTGGTTCCGTGTTCCGCCGTTTATGATTGGGCATTTTGATAAGCAAAGTTCTTGGTCATCTTCAGCCGAAGCACAAGACTTGAACTTTATGAAATATAGCTTGCGTCCACTTTTGGTGAATATTGAGCAAGAAATTTCAAGATGTTTGATCGGACGTTTTGATGCTGAAGATTACTATGCATCGTTTAATGTTGAAGGTTTGTTGCGTGCAGACAGCAAAACACGTTCTGAATATTACGCTTCGGCTTTGGATCATGGCTGGATGAATCGTAATGATGTTCGTCAAAAAGAAAACTTGCCACCTATTGACGGTGGCGATCAGTACACCATTCAATCTGCCTTAATCCCGTTGGATAAGGTTGGCACCAATTATGACGGGGGTAAAGAAAGTGAGTAAACGTAGTCTATTGCCTAAAGCAAACTTTCAGGCAAATTCGAATGTTGAAGCGCCGTTGGCACTTGAACGTTGGAATCCAAATATTCAAGCTGCTTCAAATGAAGATCTAGATACTACGATCAATATTTTAGATCCAATCGGTTACGATTGGTGGTCAGATTCAGGCGTAACAGCAAAACGTATTAGTGCTGCTTTAAGCAAAATGAATGGAGCAGATATTACCGTCAATATTAATTCCCCTGGCGGTGATGTTTTTGAGGGTCTGACCATTTATAACTTATTACGTGAGTACGAAGGCCATGTCACTGTTCGTGTGCTCGGTCTTGCTGCTTCTGCGGCTTCATTTATTGCAATGGCAGCAGATGAAGTACAAATTGCCCGTGCTGGATTTTTTATGATTCATAACGCATGGACCATATCGGCAGGCAATCGCAATGATATGCGTGAAATGGCAGATTTCTTAGAACAAATTGACGATACCATTGCTGATATCTATCACGTTCGCACCAACTCAGAAATTGATGATCTTAAAGGTCAAATGGATAAAGAGTCTTGGATCAATGGCAAAAATGCGGTAGCGCAAGGTTTTGCAGATTCATTCCTTGATTCTGATGTTGTTGAAGAAAGCACCAACAATCAAAGTCACGAACGTATTGCAGCACATAAAGTTGATCTAATTATGGCAAAAGCGGGAATTTCTCGTTCTGAACGTCGTAACTTGCTCAAAAATTTAAAGGGTACGCAAAACGCTACTCAAAACACTACGCCTAGCGCTGGTGTTGATATGACTGACTTAATTGTTAATCTGCAAAAAGCGATTGACCAAGTACCAGTTATTTAAACCTTATTTTTTAATTGCAACCACCTTTTTAGGTGGTTTTTTTGTGAGAAAAATTATGTCAGAAAAGACACAAGATCAAGCTGCTGAACAGCTTAAACAAGTTAATGCACAAGTTAAGAAATTGACTGAAGATGTCATGCCAATGGCTGAAAATGCATTAAAAGAAGCAAAAAATGCAGGCGATTTATCTGCTAAAACCAAAGAAGATGTTGATAAAGCATTAACTGATCTTAATAGTTTGCGCCAAGCACAAAATGAACTTCAAGTTCAACTTGGTGAAGCTGAACAGTTATTTGCCCGTGTTAAAAATGATGGTGGTGAAGCACCGAAATCACGTGCGGGTGATTTGGTCATTAAAGATGATAAACTGGTTGATTTCACTAAAAATATTAGTGCAGGCAAGCGTCATTCAATTGCGGTACCACGTGCAGCATTAACCTCTTTTGCTGTTAACCCTGTTGATGGCTCAACCAAAATCATTACCAATCCGAACCAACGTTTAACTGTTCGTGATTTGCTTGCACCTGGTCGAACTGTTTCAAATGCCATTGCCTATTTGCAAGAAACTGGCTTTACCAACAATGCTGCTCCAGTTTCTGAAAACACCACCAAGCCTTATTCTGAATTAACTTTTGAAGAAATTCTTGAGAGTGTGAAAACGATTGCTCATATGCTTAAAGCATCTAAGCAAATTCTTGATGACTTGCCGCAACTTCAAAGCTTTATTAATGGTCGTTTGCTTAATGGTCTAAAGCGTGTTGAAGACACTCAGTTATTATTCGGCTCAGGCACTGGCAACAATTTAAACGGTATCTATACCAATGCAACTGCATACGCTGCTCCAATTACAGTCACTGGTGCAACCGCTGTTGATACGATCCGTCTAGCGATGCTGCAGGTTACACTTGCAGATTTATGGTCAACGGGTCATGTATTGCACAGCAAAGACTGGACTGCAATTGAGTTGTTAAAAGATACGACAGGTGCGTATTTATTTACCAATCCATTCAATCCAAATACGCCGTCACTTTGGGGTCTGCCAGTGGCAGAAACCAATCAAACCGGTATGGATGGTAATTTCTTAACGGGCGCATTTGCAGATGCCGCGCAAATCTTTGATCGTGAAGATGCGAATGTGGTGATTTCAACAGAAAACGATGACGATTTTGAGAAAAACATGATCTCAATTCGTTGTGAAGAACGTTTAACACTTGCTGTATATCGTCCCGAAGCCTTTGTTAAAGGCGCATTCAGCACTGGTGGTTAATTTATTCAAATAAAGCCAACTCTTTTTTTTAGGGTTGGTTTTTTGGAGATTGTTATGTATGTAAAAATTTTAACAACAGTGTGTTTGGGCAACAAAACGCTGCATAAAGGTGACACTATTGAAGTGACACATGCACATGCACGTGAGTTGATTAAAAAAAATCTAGCTACCGATTCTCTTGACACTGAAAAGGTAGAGATCAATCCTGAGCCTGAGCCTGAGCCTGAGCCTGAGCCTGAGCCTGAGCCTGAGCCTGAGCCTGAGCCTGAGCCTGAGCCTGAGCCTGAGCCTGAGCCTGAGCCTGAGCCTGAGGCAGTTAAACCCAAAAAAACCACAACCAAAAAAAGCTGAATAATTTAGGTGTGATATGTCCGTTATTTCATTAACCAAAGCGCTTGCACATCTTCGTGTTGATGAAGATATTGACGGAGATATTGCAAGTAAGCTTGCTTCTGCTGAAGCTACTGCAATGCAGTATATGAACCGCAATTTTTATGTAGATAAAACTGCATTAGACCAGGCGTTATTGACTGTGAGTGATTTGCAGAATCAAGCACAAATTAAGTTAGATCAAGCCAAAACTTTTTCGCAAAGTTTGTCAGGTGTAATACGCCAAAATTATGAGCATATTGCAAATATTGCATTTGATGAAGCCATAAATGAAATTAATAAGATTTTATTGGGCATTGTTATTAATGAAGCAATAGAAATAGGTGTACTGCTTATTCTGGGGGATTTGTTTGAGAATCGAGAAAATAGCATAACAACTGGTACTTTTTCTGAAATGCCAAAAGGTGCTATTTGGCATTTGGATAAATATCGAACTCAATTAGGTGTTTAAAATGACTTGTTTATCATGCGAGAAAAGACGTGAATGGATCAAACAACAACTCGACAATGCAAAGCAATCTTGGCAACGACTTATCAAACGAAACAGTGAATCAATTGCTGAAAGCAATGACCGCACAGAACCAATTAGTGTCGTCGATGATGCAAGTGATGGCAACCCAGAACCAGCAACTGATCGCAATAGTGGATCAGAACAGTCAATTGATGAATCAGGTTCAGAGTCTAGTTGATTTACTTACTGAGCAAGAGCAGGAACCAGACAAAGAATCAAAATTTATGGATGATTAGCTTATGCGAGCAGGTCAACTCTGCCAAAGAATCACGATTCAGAAGCTTAATGCGAATGGTCGTGATGAAAATGGCATGCAAACAGGTGAAGTCTGGGAAAACTATGCAACAGTCTGGGCCAATGTTGATGATCTTTCTACACGTGACATCATTGCAGATCGGGCAGCGCAAGGCACGATGCAAGCTCGGGCAACTATTCGGTATTCCCGAAAGGTTGCATCTGTTGATACCACGTATCGTGTGTCATTTGAAGGCAAGCTCTATCGAATTGATGGCGATCCGACTTTTGACACGGGTAGTCGTCGTGAATACATGACGCTAAATTTAGCCGAAGGTTTAAAAGAATGGGAGTAGCCCATGACACAAACAATTCAAGGTCTTGATGAAGTTGAAGCCAAGCTAAAATTACTTGCAAATGGTAAAGCTGCAAAAAGAGCAGCAACCAGAGCAGCTAGAAAAGCAATTGCTGTTGTGCGTAAGGCCGCAATTGCCAATGCAAAACAACTTGATGATGTCGATAGTTCTGAACGCATCTGGAAAAACATTACAACCAAAGCGGGAAAAATATCAGGAAATAATGTCAAGATGCGGGTCGGTGTACGCGGTGGTGCGCGACATTATGTGAAATCTAAAGACAATGTACGCAAAAAATTGGCTGGGAAAACTTATAAAACAGATGGTGATAAGACAAACCCAGGTGGCGACACTTTTTATTGGCGCTTTTTAGAATTTGGCACACAGCATAGCCCAGCAAAACCTTTCATGCGCCCAGCTCTACAAAACAATATTTCCACTGTCACCAATGATTTTGCAACTTTATTTAGTGCGGAAATTGATAAGGAGTTAGCAAAATTATGATTCCTGTTTTTGATGTGCTTGGTGGTGATGATGATGTTTCAAATCTGGTTGCAGATCGAATTTTTCGGGATATGGCAACGGAAAATTGCCAATATCCTTATGTCACATGGTTTTTAACAGGCGGTGAGCCGCTGAATGATATTGATGAACCTGCAACGGTTGATCGATTACATTTTCAAGTGAATTGCTACGGCAAAAATGAAAGCCAAGCTTATGCAGTCTATAAGGCTGTTCGTAAGGCTCTGAAAGCGCATTGCAATATTACAGGGTTTTTAAATACAGGTATGCCGAGGCATGGCTCGCGCAGTATGAGTTTTGAGGCGGTTTGGCTTAACGATTCAGATTAAATTTCTTAAACATTCAGGCACTCTATTCGGGGTGCTTTTTTTATGCCAAAAAATTGAGGAGTAGCTACTCATGGCACGTATTAAATCGCAAGGCACGAAAATCTATACCTTGGTTGCTGGCGCAATTGTGCGCTTTACTTGTTATAACGCGATTGATCTTGGACAAGATTCTACGTCAAAGATTGATACCACATGTCTTGATGCTGAAGAAAAATCGTATGAAAAAGGCATGGTTGATCCTGGTGAAGGCAGCATGACGGTTCAGCTTGATGATGAAAATGCTTCACATGCAACAGTATTATCTTTAGCTGAATCAGGGCAAGAGCTGGAATGGTTTGTTGGGTCCAAAGGTGATGATGCTCCGCCAACTGTGACCAGCGGAACGGTGACTTTACCTGAAACGCGAAATTGGCTGACGTTCAAAGGTTACTTAAATAAAGCAGCGCCAACTATTGAAGCCGATAGTGTTTGGACCTATGCATTTCCGCTGGTTCGCACCACTTCAGTTACAACTATTTTGCGTGATACCACGCCTTAACCTATAGCCCCTTATGGGGCTACTTTTTTTCGAGAAGAAAATGGCTAAAGTAGATTTTAAAAAGGCAAAAAATATCACTAAAGTGGGTGCGCCAATTGAGCGTACTGTAAAGTGGAATGTAATTGCCACTGAACATAATCTAGATGATCTCAAAGCGTTGACCGGCAATCTTGATCTTAAAATTGATGATCCTGTTGAGCTTGATGGGCAAGTATTCATTAAGCGGCTTAATTTTAAAGCTGGTCGTGATGCGGCCAAGGCTTTTGATTGGGAGTTAGATTATGACAATATCGAAAATTCCAAAATCAAGTCCGTGGATTCGGATCAGCTTCAAGCTTCGCAGTTGGTTGGAAGTGTTTGTTTGGATGTGAAAGGTACTCCATTTTTTGCGTCAATTCATGATGTATATGATTCTGATCCAAATTTTATTGCTGCTTTATATAAGCTCTCGGATGATTTGAATAATTTTATGGGAAAGTCACGGACGAAGAACTTGAGCGATACGAACTCCTCTGTGAGCTCGTCATCAACGGAATTGGTGGAAGAACTATCGAAGAAGCCGAGCAAAACATAAGTCTGGCAGAAATGTCGGTGTGGCGAGCATACCGTTTAAAGCGCGGTAGCTTGAATGTTGGACGTCGTGTTGAACAGGCGGTCGGTAATTTGATGGCGTTTTACCACAATGGCAAAGTCAAACAGCAGCATCGTATTGATCCTTTAGTGCTAATGCCACATGAAGATCAGCCAGAAGTTGAAGAGGTTGATCTGTTTAAGGCTTTGGCGGGCGGGTTGTTATGATATGGCTTGAAACTTTGTAAAAACTCCGCTAACCTAAGTCTAGGTGCTCAAAACACCTAAGTAACAAGCGTAATCACTGCGTCATCGTGATTTTTTTATGCCTGAAATATGGCAGAACCGACTATATATTTACCTCGTGTTTTGTTGTCTGCTTAACATACAGGTTTACTCTATGGTCGGGAGTGCGGCTAATACAACACCCGAAAGGGAAATACGCCCGCCGACTTGTTACGGTTTTGAGCTCCCGACCGCCCATCTCAAAAGTGGGTTAATCTCATAACAAGGAGTAAACCAAATGAATACTATTACTGTGCCATTTCACCAAGCAGAGTTATATATAGTTGAGCATGAAGGCCAACCATACACACCCATGAAACCTATTGTTGATGGTATGGGTTTGGATTGGGCATCTCAATTTATAAAATTAAAACAAAGATTTAGTAAAGGTATTGTGGAAATCACAATACCCTCTAAAGGTGGGTTGCAAACCATGCTTTGTCTATTACTTCGAAAACTGCCTGCATGGCTCTATTCTATTCATGCAAACAAAGTAAAACCTGAACTTCGTGATACGGTCATTATGTATCAAAACGAATGTGATGATGTTTTGTGGGATTACTGGACAAAAGGACAAGCCATTAACCCCAGACCAAAACGCACAACAAAGGATAAACGTACATCATTGCATGAAGCTATTGCTTTATTAATGACAAAATCCAAGCATTTGCATTTTAAGGATTGCTACAAAATTGTTCACCAACGCTTTGAAGTAGAACATCTGGATGAAATACCAGAGGATGAATTACCAAACGCCGTAGCCTATGTGCATAGCCTGCTGACTGGTAGTACAGATTCTGAAATTGAAAGACGTGCCTATAATGTTTCGATGCATATGTTGTGGGTGTCTGGCTGGTGGCGTTGCTATAGAGATGCAATCCAGTTGCTTAACCCTAAAATGTATGCGGAAATAACAGACCATTTCAAAGATGGTGAGTTTTCAGCGAGTTTGCTTCTAGGTGCAGAAAAAACTAAGACTTCTTTTGCCCGTATAAAGCAAGATTATCCATATGATCAGAGTTTCAGCCAAAGGGTATCGTTACTTTATAGGAATTAAGGTTAGTTAACAGTTGCATATATGGTTCTTATTCCATCTTTTATATATTCATATCTGGTCATGCTGTATTGTGGGTTGTCATTGTAAAATTCCCACATATCCATGACAGGGTTTTTGTATTCAGGTCTGGTGAAGTCTTTAATTTGTTCTGACATTTTATAGATTTCTTAAGGTGGATTTAATTTTGGAAGTATTATAACCTCATCAAAATATAATTTGATGAGGTTGTGGTGTGAAAAAAATATTTATAAGTATAGCAGCCTGTATTAGTTTATTTGGGTGTGGTAAAAATAATAGCAATACAGCAGTTGATCAAACGCAAAACAAAGCAGAAATAAAAACAGAAAATTGGCAAGTTATTCACGCTAAGGATGAAATGAGGGGTTCGGAGAATAATTGGTTAGCAACCAGATCTACAAATAATGCAGATCTGTCATTTCCTTATGATGGTGAAAATAGGTTGCAATTAGATGTTGTAGACGTAGGTAAGACAGAACAAAGATTATTTCTAACAATTGATAAAGGACAATATGATTGTGCAAGTTATGGGTGTGATATTGTAGTTAAATTTGGAAATGCACCTTTACAAATAATTAATTTTACAAGATATGATGTGCCAGGTAATGACGGAAGAATACTTATCTATTCCCCAAATTCTAATTTTTTTATAAAAAATCTTGAAAATTTCAACCAAATAACTATTGAGGTGCCGTTTTATAAAGATGGCACGAGACAATTTAAATTTGACACGTCAGGGTTTAAAAAACGTCTGAGAGAAATCCAGTAAAGAACAACCCCGCTAGTCGGGGTTTTTTAACGCCTAAAGGAAGGTAAATTATGGCAACAGCATCATTAGGCCGCTTGACACTCGATCTTGTTGCCAGAATCGCAGGTTATACCGAACCTCTAAGCAAAGCCGAACGACAAACCCAAAAATCGACTAAAGCAATAGCTGAATCATTTGATTTAGCAAGCCTTGCGGTGAAAGGTTTTGGTGTTGTGTTGGGTGGATTATCAGTTGCCAGTGTTGTTGCGTATAGTGAAAAAGTGATCAATGCGGGTAATGATATTCAACGATTTGCAAAATTAGCCAATGCATCAGTAGGGCAATTTCAATATTACGCCAAAGGTGCTGAAACTTTGGGTATTTCATTTGAATCCTTTGCAGACAAAATGAAGGATATGCAAGATCGAATTGGTGATTTTCAGCAAACAGGTGGTGGTCCATTAGCTGACTTTTTTACTAATATTGCTCCACGTGTGGGCGTGACGATTCAGCAATTTCAAAAATTATCTGGTCCTGAAGCACTGCAACTTTTTTATAATTCACTTGAGAAAGCAGGTGCTTCTACCAATGATATGAAGTTCTATATGGAAGCAATCATTTCAGATTCTTCTTTATTAATTCCATTGTTAGAAAAAAATGGACAAGGTTTTAAATTCTGGGGTGATGCTGCAAAAAATGCGGGCGCAATCATGTCTGATGACATGGTGAAAAGCCTGACTGAAGTCAAAATGAATTTACAGTTACTTGATCTGCAATGGCAAGGGCTTCAGGCTACACTCATTAATGATGCTATTCCTGTCATTGAAGCTATAGCTGAAAACTGGGACAAAGTTGAGGCGGGTGCTGCTGCTTTAGCAACAGTGGTAGGTGTTCGTTTGGCTGCTGCATTCGGTCTTGCAGGTTATCAAGCGGCTGCAAGTTTAATTCAGTACACACGTTATCAAGTTGCACTCGCACGTATGGCGGGAGAAACCATCACTTTAACTACGGTGACACGTGGGTTAGGTGGGGCAATGCTAAGCCTTGTGGGTGGGCCATTGGGTTTGATCGCTTTAGGTGTTCAGGTTGCTATTGCGGGTGGAACTTATTATGCAATGACCCGAAAAACCGAAGATGCTACCGACGCATTTGACATGCAGGGTAAATCTATTGGTGAATTGGTGGGGCATTACAATAGTTTAAGTCAAGCCAAGCAGCGTGCCTTTGCTTACGATGCGGCGAAAGATTTAAAAGCAGATACAGAGGCTTATGAGGCCGCAAAAAATCAAGTTGCTGCATATGCGAGTGGTTTAGCTGAAACGGTACTAAAACAAGGTGAATCGGCAGATAAAATCCGCGAATGGCGACAACAATTTTTACAAGGTGGAATTAGTGCGGAAGAATTGGCAAATCGGATCGGCTCATTATCTGATGTGACAGATGTTTATAACGCCAATATGGTCAAATACTCTAATGCTGCTACTGATGCAAAAGCTAAAATGGATGCGCAAAAGAATGTTGTTGATTCTTTAAAAACTTCAACGGATGCGGTGAATCAGTCGCAAAAAGATCAAATTACAGTTGTTAATGATTCAGCCAAAGCTTGGATGAATTTAACCCAAAAACAACGTGAATATATTACCCAACTAAGTAAAGATGCTTCACGTGATTTGTATATAAAAAGCTTGGTAGGACGTGGTCTAGGCGTTGATAAGGCCAATGCTTTAGCTGATGCTCAATCCAGTGCCAATGGAGAAAATGCATTTAAAGTTGGATTGCCGCAGGCTGTTGTTGATGCAACCATGAAAAACTTTAATCTTAAAAATTATAGTTTTAACAAATCCGAACTTGCGGCTATTGCCAAAGTTCAGGGAATTGCCAAAGCGAATAATTTTGCACAGATTGAAGGTCTATATGGGTTGCCTGCTGGTACTTTGGCGGCTTTGGTTTTAAAGGAATCTTCTGGTAATGCAAATGCGATTAGTCCTACTGGCGCAAAAGGTTTATTCCAAACAACCTCTATTTTTAGAAAACAATATGGACTCAACTCTAATAGTTCGGTTGAGGCGCAGGCTACAGCGGCCGCACAGGATATACAAAAGAACCTTAAATCATTTGGATCGCTTGAAAAAGCACTGATGGCTTATAACGCGGGTGCAGGTGGCTTACAGGATTATTTGGCAGGTGGTTTATCACAAGGTAAACGCAATGAGGTTGCGGGATACGTTCCAGGCTTTCAAAAATGGTTTGCAGGTGTAAACGGCAAGCCTAGTATCGATAATTCAATTCTGATGCCAACTCAGGCAGATATTTTGGCTCAACAAACACTAGCGGCTCAAGCTCAGAAAGATCTGGATGATAAACGCAAGGAGATTGACGCTCATTATTATACTGACGCTGAAAAACTTGCTAAAGACCATCAAGATCGGATTGAGAAAATAACTCAAGCTTATACTGGAACGGCTGAATTGAAATCACGTTTAGCTCAGGAAGGTGCCTTATATAAAGAGCAATCCACGCAGCTTAAAGTACAACGTGAAGAGGATTATGCAAATTTGACTGCATTTGAAACAGATCGTGTTAAACAGCTTGAAGACTATTATGCGCGTCAAATTGAGCTAGCTAAAACCAGTACAAAAATCAACGAGCAGGAACGGGCTAAGGAAATATCTGGATTGCAACGTAAACGTGATTTTGAAATTGCGGCTGTTCGACGGGAGCAAGATGAGCAAGTTCAATCTGCATTTGAAGCATATCTGAATGAAACTGAGATTGTTGTTAAGCGTTATCAGCGTGAACGTGAAGAAATTCTCGCAAATGGTGAGCTGCTTGATGAAAACCGCAAAAAGTTGCTTCAAGCCAAGGATATGGATATTTTCAAAACTATGAATCAAGCATCGGATAATGTGATGCAATTTGGACAGTACTCCGTTCAATCAATGCTTCAAAGAAATTATCCAAACGAATATGCTAAATGGAATTTGCAAAATCAATATTCAACTGATCTTGGTGGTCTTAATGATGCTTATAGCAATCAAGTTTCAAGTATAAATTTGATTGATGATGAGGATCAAAAAAACGCCCAATTGCTTGCAGCTCACGAGCAGTATCTTAAAGCCAAATCCGAATTAACTACAGACTACAATCAAAAGGAGATTGAGTTAAACACCCAACTTTACTCTAGCAATTTATCAGCTATGAGTTCTGTTTTTGGATCAATGGGGGATTTGATTAAAGGTTATGCAGGGGAAAGCTCAGATGCTTATATTGCAATGGTTGCAATTCAAAAAAGTGCAAATTTGGCAAGTGTGATTATGAATGGCTATACTGCAATTTCGGCAGCATGGGCTTCAGCACCATTCCCCTACAACCTACCCGCAGTAGGAATGGCTACAGCACAAACAGGTGTCCTACAAGCCGCCTTGCAGGCATTTACGCCTAGTATTACTGGCATGGCCCATAACGGTATAGACAATATTCCAAAAGAGGGAACATGGTTGTTAGATGGTGGGGAACGTGTGCTGAATCCTAAACAGAATCAGGATCTAACCAGATTCTTAAATGATCGCGAGAGTGCAAACAATGGAAGCATTTCAATCAAAGTTGATGTCAACGATTCAGGTGTAAGCACCTCAGGTGCCAATACACAAGATCAGAAGCAGTTAGGTCAAATTATCGGTAATGCAGTTCGCGCCGTGATTCGGCAAGAGCAACGACAAGGGGGGTTACTTTCAAAATGAGCAACCAAAAATTTGACTGGCCAAGTGACTTGGACGGTAACTCCAACACCCAAAACTTTAATGTTCTCTCATCGCAATTTGGCGATGGCTATGAGCAAAATATCTCGATTGGAATCAACAATCGAAAAGGTCAGTGGGCTTATCAAAGAACAGCTCACAAAGCTGAAATTCAAGCGATTAAGGCATTCTTTGATGAACACAAGGGCGCAGACTCTTTTTTGTGGAATTCACCGCTTGATGGTGAAGTCAGAGTTAAGACTGATTTGACCTATACACCAGTAAGTCTAGGTGGTCAGATCTGGCGGATCTCAACTACATTCACACAAGTTTTCTATCCTTAATTAAATTCAGATCCTTTTAACAGCACTCAATCGAGTGCTTTTTTTGTGAGAAAAAATATGGCTATCCAAACAATTAATATCGGTAACAATGCTAATGATGGGGCAGGCGATCCTGCACGAAGTGCATTCAATAAAATCAATCAGAACTTTACGAATAACAACCATGCAGCTAGTCGTTTGGTTGGGACTGCTGCTGGGAATGTGATGGAAGTTGGTGCTTTTGGAGTTGGAAAGTCAATTCTATTAGGTAGTCAAAAATTATCAACATTGAGGGGAAATGGTAATGCCTTTTATTGGCAAAATAATGGTAATAATATTTCAAGTGCTGGAGACTATCCTGACGACAATTCTCAGGCAATTATTAATTTAGATCTTAACGACTCAACTGATGCTTGTGCGCAATTAAGCATAACGCATAACTCCGATTTTTATTTCAGGTCTGTAAACTGGAATGTAAATACGTTTCAGCCGTGGCGTAAAATCTTGTCATCAAAAAATACAACTGTGGATGCAAATGGTTTCATTAAGTCAGCATCACCAGTTGTTAAATTGTTTGCAGATAAAATTGAACCTAACGATGAAGCTGCTGAGCAGAACATTACTTTTGAAAAGCTCGATGTAGGGCACTACTTGCTAAAAGGAACGTCAGGTTTTGCAACGGAAGGTTGGTATATCGAAACGCCAAAAGATGCCAACGGTAACATTCTATTTGCTGTCAATTATGAGCAGTTAGAAAATAAAGATATTGAAATCAAAACTTTTAAAAAGAAGTTTGATGTTGAGTCTGCTTCAATTATTGCTGATTTGGATAATCCAGTTGATATTTCAACGGGTCGCTGGATCGATATTCGCTTGCAAGAAATTCCTAAACCAGTACCCGAAATGCCAGTGGTGACAGAAAATGACCCTGAATAGTGATTTCCAGAAGCTTTATGTAGATGGATTAATCCATTTGTATGAACTAGATGCCAGCAGCTTAGGTGCTGGCATTTTACGTTTTCACGGTCATATCTCCTATGAAGACTGGCAGAAGATTTATCAGACAGTGGACAGCACCAGCTTTACAGCAGATACAACGCTCATTTCAGCAGATAAACTTTTTGATGTAGGCAGTTCAAAAGTCTGGATGCGAAACATTATCTGGCAGGGTCAAGTGTTTGAGCCTATGGTCATTGAAAGCACAGGCTTTGGTAAAACGACTGATGGTAAAGCTTCGATGCCGACGTTAAGCATGGCAAACAATATCAATGGTGTGCAGGGAGCAGTATCCGCGTATTGCTACCGTTTTGATGACTTTGCAGGTGCAAAACTCAAAGTTATTACCACGTTAGCAAAATATCTCGATGCTGAAAATTTTAGCCAAGGCAATTCATCTGCTTCAAATGAATCTGAAATTCAGATTGCCTATATTGAACAGAAAACGTCATCAAATGATGAGCAAGTGGTGTTTGAGCTTTCAAATCCAGTGGATTTTGAGGGAAAAAAAATCCCGCTGCGTCAAATCACAAACTTGTGTCATTGGGCATGCACAAACGGCTATCGCGGTGAACAATGCGGTTATACAGGTACAGCAATGTTTACAGTTAAAGATGAACCTACGACTGATCCGAGTCTTGATCGTTGCCCAGGGCGAATGCGCTCTTGTCGACTTCGTTTTGGTGAAAGTAAACCCTTGTCGCATGGCGGTTATCCAGCATCAAGCTTAATTGGGTGAATTGGGTGATTTATGAAACTATCTGCGGATGTAAAAAAAGCCATATTTATACATGCTTCTGACGTTTATCCCGAGGAATGCTGCGGTCTGATTGTCAACGATCAATACATAGCTTGTCGGAATGTCGCCCCTACGATTTATGACAAGTTGGGTAAAGTAAAACAGGACAAAACGACAAATTTTGAAATTCATCCTGAAGATTTGGCCAATGCTGAGGACATCGGAGTCATTCAAGCTTATGTCCATTCACATCCTGATGGCACCACACGTGCATCTGAACTGGATCTTCATCAGATTGAGGAACATAAAAAGCCGTGGTTTATTTGCAGTTATCCCGATTGGGACATCACCGAATATCAGCCATTTGGATATACCGCCCCTTTATTGGGGCGTAATTTTTTTCACGGGTGGCAAGACTGTTATTCACTGGTCCGTGACTTTTATCAGCGTGAGCTAGACATCACACTGCCAAACTTCAAACGTGATGATGCTTGGTGGGAAAACAAAGCAAACGCCTCACTTTATTTAGAAAATTATCGTTCGGCAGGTTTTTATCAGGTCGAATCGCCTGAATATGGCGATGTTCTGATTTGTCGTGTCGGTCGCACTGAACACCCCAATCATGCGGTGATTTGGTTGGGTGATCAATGGCGTTTTAAAAGCGAAGATACCCCCGCATGTGTGGGAAATTCACTGATTTTACATCATATGTATGACGCAAAATCGATACGTGAAGTTTATGGACATGAATGGCAATCGCGCACGGTTTTAATTTTGAGACACAAAGATCATGTTAAAGACGATTAAATTATATGGTGTTCTGGCTGAACAGTTCGGGCATCAGTTTAAACTGGATGTTTCAAGTACCCGTGAAGCCATACGGGCCTTGTCGGTACTGTTACCTGGCTTCGAGAAATTCATGCTGCATGCACATGAACGTGGATTGGGGTTTGCCATTTTTTTAGATGAAATCAAGGGGCATCGTAGCCGTGGTAAAAAGCAGCCATATTGTTATGACTCGGCAACGAATCGGCGTATCACGGGGCGTAATGTAGCGGCGTGTGAACTGGATATGATGACAGAATCTTCTGTGATCAAGATTGTTCCGCGTGTCATGGGTGCAGGTGGTAACAATGGCATTCTGCAAGTAGTTTTAGGTGTAGTTCTGATTGTTGCTGGCTTCTGGACAGGCGGTGCAACCTCAAATATTGGAGTGGCATTAATCGGTGCGGGTGCTGGCATGCTGGTCGGTGGTATTGCTCAAATGTTAATGCCATCGGCAGAAACACAGGATCAAAATCAAGATGGCAACCGAGCAAATAAAGGTTTTGGCTCTGCGGTCACGACCATTGCCCAAGGTAATCCTGTACCGATATTGCGCGGTGAACGTGAAATCGGCGGCTTTATTGCATCGGCTGGACAATTCACCGAAGACTTAATGTAAAACAATCATATTCATTTTAGGCACTTTGTAGTGCCTTTTTTTTATGCATGGATCAGGTATGGACAAAAAAATCATTGGTGCAAAAAAACAGGCTAATCAATCCCGTGCGCCTGTGATTGCACCCGATTCAGCGCAATCGACCACCACAGTCAAAATACTTTATGGCTTATCTGAGGGGGAAATTGAAGGTTTAGCAGATGGTTTAAAGTCGGTCTATCTGGATGATACGCCCGTACAGGATGTAAACGGTAATCCCAATTTTGATAATGTCATTGTCGATTTTCGTGCGGGAACCAATGATCAAGACTATATTGAAGGCTTTCCAGATGTATCCAACGAAATCAATATCAATGTGGAGTTAAAAGAAACGACACCTTGGGTTCGTGCTTTTAGCAATACCGATTTAGATGCAGCACGTGTACGTCTAAAATGGGGTGCATTACGAGTTCAGGACGCAAGCACAGGTAATGTGGGCGGCATCACCATTCGCTATGCAATTGATCGTCAAACCGATGGTGGCGTGTGGGAAGAAGTGATTAACACCCAAATTTCTGATAAAACCAGCCCTGATTATCAGCGTACCCATCGTATTGAACTGCCACGTGCAGACAACGGTTGGCAAATTCGTGTCCGCAGAATTACACCAAACCAGAATAGCGACTTAGTTTCTGACAAAATGTATGTGGCTGCGGTCACAGAAGTGATTGACGTTAAGTTACGTTATCCAAATACAGCATTGCTCGGTTTGCAATACGACGCTGAAACATTTTCAAATATTGCGAAAATGGCAGCACGCTGTAAAGGTGTTCGCATCCGTGTACCGACCAATTATGATTCTGAAACTCGTCAATACGTTGGTATCTGGGATGGCACATTTAAGTATGCCTATACCAACAATCCAGCATGGCATTTTTATGATGCGTGTATCGACAAACGTCGTGGACTTGGCAACCATCTTGATCAAACCATGGTCGATAAGTGGTCGATTTATCGGTTAGGGCAATATTGTGATGAACTTGTGCCAGATGGCAAGGGCGATCAGGAACCACGTTTTACTTTAAACGTCTATCAGCAATCACAAGAAGATGCGTATAGCGTACTCGGTAAAATGGCAGGCGTGATGCGTGCTTATATGTTTTGGGATGGTCAAAGCATTGTACTCGATGCTGATATGCCGTCTGATACAGTCTATACCTTTACCCGCGCTAATGTGATCAATGGTCATTTTGAATTTTCGGGTACACGTAAACGTGATCGACATACCATTGCTGTTGTTAATTTCGATAATCCAGACAATCGATTCAAGACAGAACCGGAGCCTATTCCAGATGAAGAGGCCATTGCGAAATACGGGATTAATAAGGTTGAGATTGATGCATGGGGTGTAACCTCACGCGGACAGGCACAACGGGCAGGACTCTGGGCATTAAAGACTGAAAAGTACGAAACTCAAACTGTTGTGTTTAAAGTTGGTCTTGATGGGTACATTCCTCAACCAGGTAAAGTCATCGAAATTGCGGATCAGAGTTTTGCGGGTCGTGCCAATGGTGGTCGTATATCATCAATTTCGGCTGATCTCAAACAAGTTACATTGGATCGAGATGATGTGGTGTGTCGTGCAGGTGATCGTCTCGTCATTAATGGTGAAGACGGTAAAGCGAAGGCTCGTGTCATTGAAGGCATTAATGGCCGTGTGGTGACGGTCGTCTCGGCTTTTGAAGAAAATACAATCTCGTCGCAAAACGTATGGGTTATTGATGCTCAGGATCTGGCGACAATGAAATTTCGTATTGTCTCGATTATACAAAACGATAAGCATCAATTTGAAATCAAGGCAGTTCAATACAATCCGCAAAAGTATGATGCAATCGATTATGGTGCCTACATTGACGAAATCCCCATTACGATTGTAAATCCTGATATGCAACCTGCCGTGGAGTCAGTCAGTTTATCGACCTATGACAAAATCGAGCAGGGCATGAATATCGCAGTGATGGTGATTGGATGGCCACAGGCTCAAGGTGCTGTCCGTTATCAAGTCGAATGGCGAAAAGATGATGGTAGCTGGATTAAAATGCCTTTGACGGGCAACAACTCTGTTGAGGTTGAAGGGGTATATTCTGGTAATTATCAGGCACGCATCACTGCATTTTCTGCTTTCGATATTGCATCATTACCGACTTACTCCAGTGTCACCGCCTTATTGGGTAAAAACGGCACACCGCCTGCTTTGGCCAATTTAGCTGCAACGGGTATATTGTTTGGTATTCAGCTTGAATGGATTTTTCCTGCTAAAGGTGCCTTAGATACGGCTCATACCGAGATCCGTGTTAGCCCTGACGGTGTAAGCAATATCTCGACTTTGGGATCGTTTGCTTATCCAACCACAACACATACCATTCAGGGCTTACAGCCAAACCTTAAGCTTTATTTTCAGGCCAGATTGATTGATCGTTTAGGAAACGTTGGACCATGGACGCAATGGATTAATGCAACCACATCAGCCGATGCATCTGCGGTACTGGATCTCTTATCAGGCAAGATCACTGAATCTCAACTACATCAGGATTTACAGCAGAAAATCGACAAAATTGGCGTCATCGAAGGTGATCTGACTGTTTATGATCAACGTATTCAAGATGCCAAAAATACTGCAGATCAAGCCAATCAGGATTTGGCTGTAGAACGTCAACAGCGTATTATTGCTGTGAATCAAGTTGCAGATAATATCGCATCAGAATCACAGGCTCGCATCAGTGCTGTTCAAAATCTCAGTGATGGTCTAACACATGAAAGCCAGCAGCGTGTTGCTGGTGATGAGCATGTCTTGTCTGTTGTTGATACCTATAAGCAAAGTACAGAAAACTCGTTTGCTGCGGTGCGTCAAGAAATTGATGTCGTAGCAGATGATTTGAGTGCTGCATCAACAAAGCTTGATGGTGTCTATGCCAAAGTCACGCCTTTAACTGCGGACCAAGACAACTGGACTGCAGATTCAGGTAGTAATGAAGCGTCAAGCTGGTCGATACAGTCTGCACAGGTCGATGGCGATTCAGCTTTAGGCCAGCGGATTGATACGATCAATGTTGAAGTGGGTGAAAGTCAGGCAGCAATTCAGGAGGAACGTTCAGCACGTGCATCAGGTGATGCAGCCAATGCGCAAGTGATCAACAACTACATTGCCCGCAATGACACGGCACTTGCATCTGTTAAGCAGACTGCTGAAAGTGCTGTCACTGCATCGAGCAGTAACTCAAGCGCAATCCAAGCGCTGGATAACCGCGTTGATGTGGCTGAATCCGATGCATCGGTAGCAAAAACCAATGCGGCCAGTGCAATTACCAAAGCGGAAACTGCCGTTACAACAGCGGTATCAGCTTCGAGTCTTACGCAACAAGCATCGGCAACAGCAACCGCTGCGAGTGATACAGCCAGTACTGCAAACAGTAACGCTTCCAATGCGGTGAATACGGCAAATACTGCAAACAACACAGCAAATGAAGCCAAAACCAATGCAGCTTCAGCTCTATCAACTGCCAATGCAGCAGCAAGTGAATCTTCTGCCAATGCCAGCCAGATCAACAGTATCAATGCTGCGCTTGGAGATAAGGCGAGCACCGGTGCACTGAACTCTGTCAAAGCAGAGGTTGATGAAATTGACGGACGATTGACTGCAGCAACTGAAAAAGTTGATGGTGTCTATGCAAAAGTCACACCTCTGACCGCAGACCAAGACAACTGGACTGCGGACAGTGGTAGTAATCAGGCATCGAGTTGGTCAATTCAATCAGCTCAAGTTGATGGTGATAGTGCCTTAAGTCAACGAATGGACATTGTTAGTACGACAGTCGGTGAAAACACAGCAACAATTAAGGAGACAACAGAAAGTGTAAATGGTTTGTATGCTCAAAAATTCACAAAGATTGATGTGAATGGAAAGGTTATTGGTTGGGGCGGGGCGAACGATGGTGTTGAAGGCATTTTTGTCTTTAACGTCGATTCACTTGCGATTGGTAGCGGTAATAGCACCGGTTACTATCCGTTTATCTTCAGAACCACACCGTTTACCGATCCTGTTACAGGAACAGTCTTCCCGGTATCAGCTTACTTGAAGTCTGCAATGATGGATTACCAGTCCGTTAAGACGTCACATATTGAAGATTTAGCAGTTAAGACAGCGAAAATTGATAACTTGGCGGTTAAGACGGCCAAGATTGATGATTTAGCCGTTACGGGTGCCAAGATTGATAATCTGGCAGTTGATACGCTGAAAATTAAAGACAATGCGGTAACGGTTCCGGTATCTGCATTTGCTGAGGCATCCACATCGGTTGGTGGGGATTACACGACAGTTCAGACTTTGGCGGTACCAGCAGATATGGGTCATACGATCTTAACGTTCGGGTCTGTATTTAGCTTTAAGTCATATACATCACAACAGCGTTTGTTATGCCGAGTGCTTAAAAATGGCAATGTCGTGTTTGAAGACTTGGAAGTGCATTTCATTGATTATGCGTCGGTTGGTACAACGACTCAGAACAGTGGTCAGCATCAGCATGCTGTATCAGTAAGTATAAGTGGTACAGCGAGTGATTCTGGATCTCACAACCATAGCTTTAGCGGTTCAACAGCAAATTCATCGGCTGGATCTGTATCGAACTCGAACCATGCTCATAATTACAGTGGATCAACGAGTACGGCAGGTTCGCACAGTCACAGTTTGAATTTGTCCTCTTCAGCATCAATGGGTCAAGATGGTATTCATAGTCACAGCGTCGAAATACGTGGTAGTGCTAGAAGTGCAGGCACGCTTAATATTTCACGACATGACTCAACGTTGATTGCGGGTACTTTTGAACTGCAATTGCGCTCAGATTCTGGCGGTAATGTGAATGTCTCACAACGTTATATTCATGCCATGACAATGAGAAAATAGGAGCAACCAATTGGCTTACTTTGCAGTTTACGATACCGAAAGCGGAGAAATTCAGAACATTATTGAATGTCCTGAATTTCTCTCAACGACCATTCATTGTGATGAAAACCAGCAAGTACTTAAACTTGAACAGCAAGTATCAGCACTGAAATATAAGATTATCAATCATCAGTTGATTGAGATTGAATAAACCAAATCACAGCACCTTCGGGTGCTTTTTTATTGCCAAAATCGGGGGAAATCCGTGGACAAAGAATCATTGAAAGAAATTATAACTGGATTAATAACATATGGCTGGATTATCGCACTATCAATGCTTGGAGGCTTGGTTGCTTTTATTCGCAGACTAAACCAATCAAAAGAACCCAAGCCATTAAAGGAGATATTTATGCGACTTTTCGGTGAGTTAATCATCTCTGCATTTGCTGGGATTATCACAGTTCTATTGTGCATTTACTGGAATATGCCATTGGTACTGATTGGTGTATTGGCGGGAATTGCAGGGCATCTAGGTGGCAAAGCAATCGATACCTTTGTATTGATCTGGAAATCAATAATTAGCGGAGGGAAAATGCCATGAAAATGACAGCAGGCGGCTTCTCAATTCTGCGACAAAAGTTTGGCTCTTTGTCACAATCTCAAGTCGATGGCATCAATCACATTGTGACTGCAATTGATCAAGATAAATCAATCTCGTACCCGCAAGCAGCATACATGTTAGCCACGACTTGGCATGAAACGAATCGCACAATGCAGCCAGTTAAAGAATTTGGATCTGATTTGTATCTGCGCTCAAAGCCTTACTACCCATATATCGGATACGGCTATGTGCAATTAACATGGGAACCTAATTACAGAAAAGTTGGGAAAAAACTAGGTCTTGATTTGCTCAATGATCCTGAATTAGCACTCAAACCAGATGTGGCAGTCAAAATCATGATTCAAGGCATGAAAGAGGGTTGGTTTACTGGAAAAAAACTATCTGACTATATTTATCAATCTAAAAAAGATTATTTCAGTGCGCGTCGAATCATCAACGGAACTGATAAAGCATTATTGATTGCAGGCTACGCGGACACATTTGAAAAAGCATTAAGGAGCTGGTGATGACTTATCTCTATCTAGCAGCAAAATACTGGCGAGAATGCATCATTGTAGCTCTCGCCTTTTTATTGCTCATCTGTTTGTTTATTCAAAATCATCAAGCTGCTGAAATCAAAGATCAGAAGCAACAACACGCTGACTACATCACTCAACAACAACTAGCAACTGAAAGAGCCAAAGTCCAAGCCGCTCAACAAGAAAAGGTTTGGGCAGAGCAAATAACCAAAGCGGAGCAAAACTACAATGCAAAAATTAAGCAAATTAACGCTGATGCTATTGCTGCTCAGTCCAGTGCTAACAGCTTGTCAAAGCAACTCAGCATTGCAAAACAACGTCTGTCCGCAGCTTCCCGCGAAACCAGTGATGAATATTGCGCAACGCTCGGAAACGTATTCGAGCGAAGCATCGAAGAATATACAAAAATGGCAAGATATGCTGATGAACACAGAGCTAATGAAGAAAGATTGAGCGATGCATGGCCGTAAAAGCACTCTAATGAGTGCTATTTTTCCATCAATTATTTTCAAAACTTTTCTTGGACAATCTGAACATCTTCTAATTCACTTTCAAAAGCCCATCCCACGTAAATGGATTCTGACTTAATTTATCTCGTGACATCGACCAATTTCGGTTCGGTAAATAACAAGAGCCAATGCCTATTTTTCTTTTTCCAAATTTATCACCAACACTTTCAAGCACTTGCATCAATTTTTCTTTTTTGTCGATTACCTACATGTCTGTCAATAAATCATATGTATGTCCAGATTTAGGTTCAATGCATGTCAATATCACGCCGCACTTCTTATATGAGCTTTGGTTGAAGCGATTGAGTAATGCGTGGCCAGAATAAAATTCCCATATGTAAAAAAAGGTGATTTTATGTGTTGCGTTACAGTTTGCGTTACTATGATTAATATTTTTATATAAGTTAATTTAAAACATATGCTTATAATTAATATTAGATGCACGCTGAGCGCACCATCTCTCTATTTGACCTTGTCCGATGAAATCCTAAAAACATTAAACATCATTAGATTAGGTTTAAACTCTCCCCATGTGTGTCCGATATCGTTTTAGGATGTCTTTATTTTTAAAGGTATATTTTACGGAATGTTTGATTCTAAATAAAAATATACCGTAAAATTATGGCTAAATTTGTTATAAATCTGTCTGATAAGCATCTTAAAGCTGCGATCAGTCACCATAGAAAAGAATACGACAAAACATGAGTTAACCAGAATCGCGGATAAGAAATTGACTTCAAAAATAAGAGAATTTGAGTCATCAGTTGAGTTACCACACCAAAATCACAATTCTAGTCCTAATGTTGAATAGTACTGCATTATTCTGTATCGATGTTTGATACAAGTGTTCTCATTTCAATAATTTCAAAGCATTTTTCCCATAGTTGAAACAGGATAAAAGATATTTATTTAAAAGCTTGCCCTGTTACCAACGGATGATCCATCTCATCAATATGCATCAATTGGGAATGCATGCTTTAGATTTAGCTTTAACGAAAGACCAGCATAGTTACTATTTATGGATTGATTTAACCACTCTTCCTGTTTGTAAAAATTAA